TAAGAGAACCCTTAACCTCAGCATTAAAATTAGCACTCCAATTAATTAAATTAGCTAAATATTCAGCTGCAAAATCTGAATCTTCAAAGCCTGTAGGAGGGTCTTGGTCTGCACCACTAGGTTTATCTGGGTTACATTCATAAATAATACCATCAAGATACACAGCATAGTTATATGGATTATACTTATCACCACTTGCTCTTTTAATCCAATAATAAGCAACCTTATCATAATTACTATCAGCAGCTGCTACTTGTGTAGTTTTTGTTTTTAAGTTCTTATTATATATCCAAGTTGTATCACCAACAGTTAAACCTTTTAAATCAACAACTGTATTATATTCATCTGGTCTACTATATGTTACTGAATTTACAAAAGTACCATCTTTCTTATAAATATATATAGTTGTGTTTTTTGTACCACCATTATCAACTGCTTTATAAGTCATAATATAACTTTCAGCATCATCTCCTCTATCGTATGTATGGAATAGTTTTTNATTTATATTTGTTTCTTGGGCTGTGTANAACATAGGAGGTCTTTTTTGTAATCCTTTTATAACTGAAGGAATACAGTTTATCATATCTTTACATTGTGTTTCTACCATAAGCTCAGGTGGTTGTTCTGAAATACCATTATAGAAACTACTATAAACTTTATTTATTTTCATATTAACTCCTATTTAGCTGTTGAAGGGTTAGTTGCTCTNTCTACTAATCGTGTACCACTTAAGAAGTTAACACCTGCTTGTCTTAANTTCTCTCTATCTAGTTTTATAGATTGTAGTTGTAGTTCTTGTAATAAAACCTTTTGAGTTGTTTCATCACCATTTAAATACATATGGAGATGTTTAGCTGCCTCTATCTACTAATCGTGTACCACTTAAGAAGTTAACACCTGCTTGTCTTAAGTTCTCTCTATCTAGTTTTATAGATTGTAGTTGTAGTTCTTGTAATAAAACCTTTTGAGTTGTTTCATCACCATTTAAATACATATGGAGATGTTTAGCTGATTGTAATACAACAAATGTTCTAAATACATCTGGTAAATCATCAAAATCTAATTCAATAAGAATTTTTAAAGAGATAGCATCNTTAAATATCTTTGTTTCATTTGTAGCATCATATACATCATTACCACTCATAAGATACCTAATAGAACCTCTAGCATCTCTAATACTTAATACATTAAAGGGAATTGATATATAACCATCTGTGTTTGGTAGGAAAGTAGTTGTAGCTGAATTAAACCAAAATCTCTCTTGTTGTAATTCTCTTGTTGTTTCATCTAGGATTGTTAAAGCCATAACAGCTTCGTGTCCTTCAGGTAGTTCATCTATTGTTGTATTGCTTGGAATAGGTAATTCACCTATATATCTAAGCATTCTATTAACTGCATCAATCTTTGTCATTGTATTTCCTTAAATTATTTATTAATTAGCTTTATATGCTCTATAGATAGCACAGTATATCTATACAACACATAAGGATAAAAGGGCTACCATAATTAATATGATAACCCAAATATAGAAAAGCTATTAAGCGTTTCCACCACAAATTACACAGCTTGCCCCAGGTTTAAGAACACCCATACCATAAGAATAGTAAGTTGTCATTAAAGTAGCAAGTTGTTCTGGAATGTAATTAACTTCAGAAGTTACATCCATTAATTTAGCAACAGCAATACATTCACTTGTAAATAACATTGCTTTAAGTTTTTTACTAGCTCCACCTACACTAATTGCACCAGTTGGGATATAATTAGATTTGTAGATTTTGATACCAGCTACTTCCATAATAGTACCTTTATTGATACCACCATTATCACCACTTGTAATATCTTTGTTAACACCACTTGATTGTGCAAGGTAAGAATAAATGATTGGAGATACAACTAAGTATTTATCACCTGTAACATCTTTTTCTTCCATAGCAGCTACTGCAGCAAACACAGCTTCAATTAAAGCATCACCTTTAAGTTTAGGAGTAGAAGCAGTATCAATAAGGTCATTGTTAACTTCAGTTCCATCAGCTTGAATTGCAACACCACCAATAGTACCACTTGTTTGAGAAGCAAGTACAATAGCAGCTGCAACAGCTTTGTCTATTTTAACTGCAAGTGCCTCACCAGCTTGTTTAGCAAGTTCTCCTCTTGTTTCAAAATGAAGAACTTTCTCTTCAAATTTATCTACAGCTAAAGCATAGTATTCTAAACCATCAATGTTGATGATTCTTTCTTTAACTGGAATTGCACTCATACTTAATTGAGTACCTGGTACGTGTGTATGAGTATCAGTATCTGCTGATTGACCAATTACTGGAATAGAAATTGATGAACCTGACTCAATTGATTTAGTAGTTACTAAGTCTAAGAACATTACTTTTCTATCAAAAGCTGTAAGAACTTGTCCATAATAAATCTCTAATGCGTTCTCCATATCAGTTGGAAGACCTCTTGTACCGTTGTTGTTACCTATATTATTTACTGTTAAAGCCATTTTATAATCCTTGTTTTATTTTAATTTAGTTTTGTTGTTCTCATTTATATGATGATACGCCTCTACTAAGTTATCCTTCTTACTTATTAGGTCAAGATAGGGCTTGAGATTATATAATTATCAATTCTTTTTGAACATTAGGGGGGTTGTAGTTTATGTCATACTAGACATAGTGTTAGGTTAGCTAACTAAGCACTAAAAGTATACTTTATAATACTATCTCTTTTATTTACCTTGTAGGGTTACTGAAAAGGAGATAAAACAGTAACCCATAGACTTAAATAAGTCCTTTCTTTCTTGCCTCTAGATATCTTCTATCTATAAGATTTGTATACTTAGCATCTTTACCATACAATCTGTTACCAGTTGCTTTCTGCCATTCACTTTTATCACTAAAAGGTTTAATACCACCAACATCACCTGTTGATTGTCCTTCTAACCTACGAGGTTGTTGAGGAGCTGCACTACCTGCCTTAAATGCCATATACTCAAGAAGCTGTGTTACCTTAGCTGTGTTACCTTTAGCTAGTTCTTGGTTATATTCATTAATAGTTTCTTGTGGGAGGTTATCAGCTGCCCAGGTTGTAAGTTGATTATATCTTTCTTGTCCACCAACTGTATCGTACACAGTATTTGTAAATTGAGATACAAGAGCCTTTTGTCCTTCAATATATCTATTTACATCATCTTTACTAAATCCTTTATTCTCTAGTTCTTTGTAAGAACTGTCTGACAAGCTACCATTTGTGTGGAACTCTTCATTGTATTTAGTTACATTTAAACCAGCAATAGGTGTTGTTTCTTCTGCTATAACAGCTGGTTTCTCTACTGGTTCTTTATTTCCACTACTTAGTTTCTTTTCTAACTCTTGATAAGCTTTTACTAAATCTTCTTGTGATTTAAACTTACCTAGTATAGGGGTTTCTTCAATAGGAGTACCATCTTCGTTATAGCCATCAGGTAACTCATCACCTATTTCAGCTAAAGACTTTTGTGATTCTCTGTATCTCTCAACAGCTTCTTGTTCTATTACTTGTTGAGGTGTTTGAGTAGCCTCATTAGAGGCAGTTAATACAGTTTCTTCCATTACTTAACCTTTGGTTTATCTTCCACTTGAGGGGTAACTTGAGGGGTCATATCAAGTGTATTTGGATAACCATTCTTAGCTTCTAGCTCTTTATCTCTTAAGTAGTAATCTGCATCTGTAATAACATTTGCATTCTTTTTCTTTAGTTCTGTTTGTTTTAATTCGTATAGTGATTGTGTTTTTGACATAATGTTCTCCTTTATGCTTGTGGTTGACCTTGCTCTGGTGCTGTTGCATTATTGGTTAAATTCATTGCACCCTGTTGAACTAAGGCATCAGTTTGTTGTTGTTGTTGTTCACCAGCTATTTGTTCTTGTGATTTAATTAGTGTAGCTGTATCCAATGATAAAGCATTACCAATCATAGCTATATAATTATCAATATTTAATCTTTGAAGTACAATCTCAGGACTACCAAGTTCTTGTAACAATCCATTGAATTGTCTAAGTTTATCAAGTTCAAGATTTCTACCTAAAGCTTCGATACCTGTTACAATTACAATATCAACACCTATAGATTTAACATCTATTTTACTTTGTGTAAGTAATAGACCAGCTAATGGTCGTTGATACTCTAAACTTAATATAGAATACAAACCACCTAATGATTCTTCTAAATCACTAGCAAGATATCTAATTTCAGTAGCTGTTACCCTTTCACCTTGACGAGTAGCACTTGATGATACAAGGAAAGCTTGTTCTAATCGTTTAGTTAAATCTTGTACTAATTGTAGTGGTACTTGTAAATCACTATTCTTATCTACTCTTAGAGTTGTAATATCATTTTCTAAATCACCTAGAATACAAGAACCATTTGTTGCATTATTTATATCCTCTACATCTAATACAGAACCTGGTCGTTTACCAAATATAACTCTAGCCATAACAGCTGAAGCTTCAATTAGTAATTGATATAAACCTTCAAGACTTCTAAAATCCCCTATATATTGTTCAACTAATCCTCTTCCGTAGTTTTCACCACTAATAGCTGTCCATCTTAAAGGGATAAAAGGTAATTTACCATCACCTTTGTATGTTGTATCACTACCTTCTACAAATACAGATTCAACTGTTTGATATTCATACCAAATACCTTCTCTTAATACAGCTCTTGTAAAAAGAGTAACATCACCTGTTTCGTTTAATGTTTCATCAGCTTCTATTTGACCTATAATATCATCTGGTAATGTATCTTTTTTAAGTGTTTCTTTTGTAATAATTTCCATTACTTTACCACTAAAATCTCTTAGAATAACAAAGTCAGCTAATTTATAAGTTTTAAGAGCATCTTCAGTTTTATACATCAAAGCATTACCTGTTACTATTAATGATTTTAAAGCATCAAATGTAGGTACTCTTAGAGCCTCTCTTTCTATTTGCTTCATTAATTCTTGCTCAATTGTTATTAAGGCTTGTTCAATATCAGTCTTTTGTTTAGCCTCTAATTGTTGTCCAACTTCTAGAGCTGGTGGTAATAATCTAAAGAAACTAGTATTTGGTGGTAATAAAGTAAGTAGTAATTTACTAGCTAAATTATTAACTAATCTACTACCAACAGATTGATAAGGTGTTTCTAAACTAGTTGTTTCTGAATGTCCACTTTCAGGCATAATAGAAGGAATAGTAAGTTTAGCACTACTCCTAGCTCTATCTAATACAGATGACCTGTCTGCATCCAACTTTGTAAATCTTGCCTTAAGTGTTTCTTCAGCAACTATATCTTGTATATTAACTTTAGTAGTTGCCATAACTACCTACTATACTGTACCAATAGTTGATGCTGCTATAGGAGAAACATCACCTAAAGGGATTTGTAATGATTTAGCACCTTGTGTTTGTGCTTGTTTCTTTTTCTTAAGTTCGTCCTCAGGTGTTACAACATCTACCATAGCTGCTGCTTCTGTAGCTGGTGCTGCTGGAGGTGGTGTAAAGATAGGTTGTGGAGCTGCTCCGCCTTTACCACCACCATTACATATTAATGGATTACAATCATCTAGTAATCTACCATTCTCATCAAATCTAATTTTGTTAAATTTCATCTATTTATCCTTTTATTGTATTGGTTTAATTTATCTACTTGAGCTTCTAAGGGAAATCTATAAACAGTTGCTATTGGTATACCACCTAACACTTTATTATTATGTATATTACTTGAAGTATGGAATGTAGTAGATACACTATCACAAGATAAATCCTTACATACCAAACCAGCCATATAATATAAATACATAATAGCAGAGCTTGTTCTATAAGAAGGCACAACAAACATAGCGTCTGTGTTTACTACCATCTTAGTCATACCATTCTGGTCGTTTGTTCTAATAAACAAGAAACCAATAATACTATCAACCTCTTTAAGTAAGTATATAGCCCCACCTTCTTTCAAAGATAATCTTATATACTCTTTGGCTCTCTCAATAGTAGCTATTGAATCAATACTATGAACTTCATCAAAGTATTGACAAACTAGCTCAGCTGTTTCTTGAAGATATTTATTTTCGTATTGTACTATAGTTTTCATTTACTATTATTTTTTCTAGCTTCTATATAACTAGCAATATACTTAATAACATCTTGGTTACCTATAAGAACACCTAATGAATAACTGTTAATCTCTTTAGATGGTAATCTATTAGGATACCTCTTTATTAAATTGTCTAATAGTTCTTCTAGCATTTTAAATTCCTTTCCCCTATAGTCCCCTTATAGAGGGTTTGTTTAGGGTCTTTATTTGTTATTGGGGTATTATTAGTTAGGGACTGTTGCATACACTGGTTGCATACCAATGTAAAGGGGTCACCATAGGCTAATTTACCACACTCACGACATAAAACTTGTACTACAAAAGAGGTTTGGTCCATAAAACTACTCCTTCATTTGTTAATTGGTGCATATTAGCTAGTTGCATTTGTAACTCAGCATCATCCTCAGTTTGTCCANTAGCTTTATAAGCTGATACAACAGCTTCCCAATATATATTTTTTAAAAGGGTCGAATCTGACCCCTTATNGTTCTTCTCTGCTTCATCTAATATTTTAGTAGCTTTTATATGACCAATACCAGGACAACCTTTATANCCATCACTTGTATCTCCTACCAATACTTGATAATAAGCATATCTAATTGATTGTTTCTTTGTAACAGATACATATTCATCTTTACTATAGTTGTAATGAGTGCCCTCTGTTTGATACAAAACATCTTTATCGATAGCACACAAAACATATTTATCTGTGTTAGATGTCTTAAGTTTAACAACCATATCATCTGCCTCATAACCATCAGCTATAAAAGCCCCATATCCTGCCATTAGATAAAATCTAAGGTCGTTAAATAACTCTGGTTTTCTAGTACCTTGTCTATGTGATTTATAAGGGATTGGTAAATCATACCTAAAGTTATAACTACCTGTAAGCCATAATTCGCAAGAATCACAATCAACAGCAAACATTATATTTGCTATTAATGTGTCTATTGTACTTTTAGCTTGATTAATGTCAGCATAATATACTGCTTCATCCTCTTCCTCTATCCCTACAAAAGCTTCTAGTTCATTCCATATAACTTTATCCTCTAAAGCAAAGCCTACCTTATAAATAAGACTATCTGCATCAATAAGGGCAACCATTACTACTCTCCTATTTCTTCTTCTACTACTACAATATCTCTCATAATATCTTTAACATAATCAATTGAGTCTTGTGTACCATTATCCAATACAAACTGTACAGCTTTATCAATTAAACTATAACCTTCTTCTTTATGGAAGTAAGGCACTTTAAGTTTATGTGCTACTTCAGCTATATAACTATTCATAAATTTCATTGTTTGTTGTATACCAATAGGTTCTTTTAAAGTAAAGGCTACCTCTCTAAGATATAGGACACTGTACACAGCATATATATCAATTAATGAAGCTAATAAGCTCTCACTAATATCTTCAAAATCTAATGCTATTTGAAAGCTTTGTTCTAAATCACTATAACTATCAGCATCAACATTTATCCATTCTCTTGCTTTTAATAAACTCATCTATTTTCCTTTTATTTTACTTTTTCTTCTGACCACTCTACGATAGGACCTCTTACAGCCTTCTCAAGATTAGTTGCAAATAATTCTATTTCTTGTTCCTCACAAGCTAACATAAGTAGCTTTGTAAGTCCATTACTGTTTACACTTAAGTAAGCATTG